CGGACAGCAACCGTTCTTTTATGTTGACATCATTGTAGATATAATTGAATTCAAACAGACTTTCTGTTGTTGGAAGTTGACCTGCGGAAACTTCAGCAAATGTTTTTTGGGCTGCTTTTAACGTAGCCTCTTTTTGTTTAACATCAGCGACTGCATTATTAAATGTAAGAAGTTTACTTGCATAGTCAGTGGTGTTACAGCTAGCTGGTACTCCTGTGTTTGTACCCATGTCCACCATCCTTGGTGAACCATCAATCAAACTCCAGACTCTAAATATGTTGTTGTCATATTGAACTACGTATTTTTCTAACGCATCACGCAAGATAGAAAACCAACGACCACCACTGGTGGCACCTTTTAAATCACTAACGTATTTACCACCAGGACGCTTGAGCATACCCAAAGCGTAATCTGGGAATACATTGACAGCATCTCTAACTTGACCTGGAAACTTTCTGTTATCAGGTTGCTGCGAAATTCCTCTATATAGATTAGGAACTCTTTGGGTAATTGCACTCATCGTTTCAACGCATGGAAAGGTTGGTAGCTTTGATATGTAGTTTGTCCATCATTAAAACCAAAGAAGGAAATATCACTTTGGTTTAAGTCGTACTCCAAAGCAGCAGCACGTGTAGTTGCTTCCTGTTCTTGAAGCAGAACATATAATTCTTGATCACCAACCATCTTTGTTGCACACATACGTGCAGCTTTAGCAGTGATGTAATACTGGATTGGTGCAGGGATATCACTAAAGTCAAATAGATATAAAATATCTACATGCAAATTTTCTTCAAATTTAAACGTATGGTTTAGACGATCATACAGTTTAATACCACGTTTGACGACATCATATTTGTCATGATGATAACCCTTGTTGATGTCAACCTGAAGAGCATTGATTGGGTAAATAATTTCTTTTGAAGTACTGTCAGGTTCTAGTACAAGATTGCGTTCGACATTAAAAGCAAACCCTTCGGATTGACATTGCTTACTAGCTTCCCTGAGAGTATTAAGAACAATTGATACTTCTGGGTTTTGTTGATCTAATGTGGTGACAGGCGCCTGTCCCACTGAGCTAAGTATTTGATTTACAGCATCCAGTTCGGTGGACACAGCATAAGTAGGAAAGGCCATATCTAATAGATAAAAAAAAGGGACCCCGAAGGATCCCTAGGAATAAAAAACAGAAGCAATCAGGCTCCGTAACCAGCGTTGTTAGTAGCGGACTGAACCGTACCAAACTGTCCAGGTGCAGATGAAGCACCTGCGAACAGCTCGACTGCACAAGCAGGATTCAGATAATCAGCGCCCATTGCGAGGCGTCCGAGAATAACGTCACCCTGGTAAACCACGGAGACATCTCCACTTGTTACTTGAACTTGGGGACCAATAGCTTCGACAACACCAGCGGCTTCCTTCTGGAAGATAAGTCCACAGGAGTTTTTGAAGTCACCAGTTGCACCGTCGCCACCTTCACCGTAGTCATTGTTGATACCGGTGTCGGTGCTCTCAGCATCTTCCATCACTTCACCAACAAAATCGCCAGTGTTGGTAGGTGAGGTCACGCCTGGGTTAGTACCAGAACCAGCTCCATACTTCGTGCCGTAGTTGCCGAAGAACGGAATGTTCATTGACTTGAAGATCTTGATACCAGCAATCTCAACGACACCTTTGCCGGATTGCAGAGCAGATCCTTGAGCATCGCGATTGATCAAGGCGCTGTTACCCACTTCTTGGATCAGTGCATAGTACTGACGTGGGTTGAGAACACCTACACGGCCCTCTTGACTCACTCCTTTTTCGTCGAGCGCAGCGGCTGCGTCGTAAAAGGCCGTGACGAGATTAGCGGGAACATATGCATCAGAAGCGTTTGAACCGCCACCAACTTGGATTTGAGTTCCACCCGGCTCTTCGTAGTTTGACTTCTGTACAGGACTCTTGGCGCGAGCACCACGAGTGATTGCACGGAAAATCAAACGGTCATACTTTTGTGCAAGTGCATAACCGATCTTTTTAGAGATTTCTCCACGCAGCTCATAATGAGCCAGGGTCTCATCCAGGTCATAAAGGAATGCACTGGAGATCAGAAGGTCATCAATTGTGATGGTCTTCTCAGCCACGGGAGGTGCACCGTCACTGTTACCAAGAATTGCATTTCCAGGTGTATGGTATTCAGCTTTCGTACGACCTGTATAGATGAACTGCAATGCCTTGCCGTTCTTAAGTGTACGCTTCATGACAAGATCACGGGCAATCGAGTTGTACTCGAAGCCTTTAAACATCTCGCCAGAAAAGAGTTTCAAATAAAGGGCACGGCTATCAGCCGCACCATTAAGACTACCCGGTCTAGTTAGAGAGGTAGTCAAATCAGAAGATTGTTGTGCCATTTAAAATAGAGAGTAATAAGGTATATCCACTCTCTGAACGTTCAGAGTTATTCAGTTGTATGTGGTCTATCCCACCGTCTAGACGGCAAAGGGTATCCGCGTACGGGCCAATGCCAATGGATGGGCAGGGGATTGCACCCTGCCTCCCGCTTTAACGGATCATCGTGTGTATGCGACACCGCGATACTTGAGCTTCAGTTCCTTGGCAGCTTGCTGCTGCTCACGGACCCGTTGCCTTAATTCAAGTTTCGTCATTGTGTTTACCTCCGAAGAGATCTAACAGTCCCGTTCCATACTGTTAGTAGCATGCGTCTTCTACATTGTGTCAAACAAGACTTCAAGTTTTAGTTTGTCTAGTTGAGCTTTGAGAACCGTTAAAGCCTCTTGCTCTTCTGGATCACCACCAGGCCAAAACTTAAGATAATGGCTGACAGCTTTATGCATAAGTTCAACGTAAGCATCGTTGACTCTAATCTCGTATTCCATAAATAAGAAGATGAACGGACGCTATTTTGTAAACCTTTTGTGCCTAGAAGAACTAGGACGATGGTCCCAAAATATATAAGATGCAGCAGATAAAACTAACAATATAAATATTGAATAGATCATCCGACTACAGGTGCCTTTAATGCGATAGGCACAATATTGTTAGCAGCAAGATCAAGCGGGAAGTTATGAGCATTCCTTTCGTGCATAACTTCGAGTCCAAGATCAGCACGATTCAAAATATCAGCCCAGGTGTTTACCACTTGACCCTGATTACTCAGGATTGATTGGTTAAAGTTGAGACCATTAAGATTGAAAGCCATAGTGCTAACACCCAAAGCTGTAAACCAAATGCCGACGACAGGCCAAGCTGCAAGGAAGAAGTGGAGTGAGCGGCTATTGTTAAATGAGGCATATTGAAAAATCAATCGTCCAAAATAACCATGCGCAGCAACAATGTTATACGTCTCCTCTTCTTGTCCAAACTTATAGCCATAGTTCTGACTAATTTCTTCAGTGGTTTCACGTACCAAAGAAGAGGTGACAAGACTGCCATGCATAGCTGAGAACAAAGATCCACCAAATACGCCGGCAACACCAAGCATATGAAAAGGATGCATAAGAATATTGTGTTCAGCTTGGAATACCAGCATGAAGTTGAAGGTGCCGGAAATGCCAAGAGGCATACCGTCAGAGAAGCTACCTTGTCCAAAGGGATAAACAAGAAAGACAGCACTCGCCGCAGCGACCGGAGCAGAGTATGCAACAAAGATCCAGGGCCTCATTCCCAATCGGTAACTAAGTTCCCATTCGCGTCCCATGTAAGAGAAGATACCGAGCAGGAAGTGGAAGACCACCAACTGGTACGGTCCGCCGTTGTAAAGCCATTCGTCAAGAGAACCCGCTTCCCACACTGGGTACAGGTGCAGACCGATGGCGTTTGAGGATGGCACGACAGCACCGGAGATGATGTTGTTTCCATAAAGAAGAGAACCAGCAACTGGTTCACGAATGCCATCAATATCTACAGGAGGTGCAGCAATGAAGGCGATGATAAAACAGGTGGTTGCGGCAAGCAGACAAGGAATCATCAGCACACCGAACCAACCAACATAAAGACGGTTGTTGGTAGAAGTCACCCAGGAACAAAACTCTTCCCAGGGAGAACTTCTACGTTGTGAAATAATTGTAGAAGCCATTTAAATATTTGAAGAAGTAACCTCCCACCCACCGCATTAGTTACTTAAAAGCTGTACTTAACGCCCAGCTTTGTAGCGTAGTTATTGACATCATCAAAAGCTGCAGCCAATTCTCCATAGACAGAAATGTTGTCAGAAGCATTTACTGCGCCACCAATTTTGCCGGTAGTCTTTGTATCTGAAGAACCAGCGTCATCCACAAAAACAGAAGGACCAGCTTGGATATACCAAGAGCCAACATCACCTGCATCTTCATAGCCGAGGTGAAAATCAGTGGTGTGTCCAAGGAAATCTGATCCAGTGAGACCAGCATTATTCTCGATGTTCACATAAGGGCCAGCAACAGCAGCAGTGCCGAAGCTGAGGAGGATACCAGTTGCGATAATAGATTTCATTAAATTAGAGTTACTTTTTTTTTGCAGTTTTTGCGGCGCGTTTAAAATTCTTTGACGTGGGTGCACCAGCAGACCCAGGCTTTCTCATTTTCTCTCCACTGCCAGCAGCAATACGCTTACGCTTGGCGTGGATGTTTGCATACAGTCCAGGCTTAGCCATTATTTCTTACCTTGCTTTGGTTTTTTCTTTCCAGGTGGTCTTCCTTTTTTAGTTCCGTATGTTCCAGGTCCGTATGGCATTAGAATACTCCAGGGATAAGTTGTCCAGTCATTGCGTATGCGCCGATAGCGGCGATGACGCCAAGCATTGCAAGGCGACCATTAAGCATCTCAGCTTTTTCGTTGTGTGTCACAGTTACTTCTTCGGTATACATGAGTGGTTCTTTAGGCCAAATATTAGAGTTTGTGGTATGTGTGTCGGACATTAAAATTCAAGATCAGATGCTGATAGTTTGTCCATGATGTCAGCACGATAGGCAGGGTCATTGTCATAACGAGGATCACTCATTGCTCTAACTACTTCTGCCTGGCTACGAAATACATCACGTGATCGAGCAGGTTTACCTTGTAGTGTCTCTCCGTCTGATCCCATAGCGTCTACATATTTTGCGTTGATTGCTTGAAGTGCAAGATTGATAGCAGCAGCATTGCCAGAGTTAACCAGGCCGTCATAAGCTTCAATCTCTGCTTCACTCAAATTTTCACTAGCCCATGAAGTGAGTTGCTGATATTCCTCAGCACCACCTACAGAATCATAAACAGAAGTAACTTCTGCATCAGTCATCTCTCGTCCAACTGATTCAGATGGAGCGTTAGCTTGCATACGAACATATGCATCCACAAGTTCCTCAGATGAAAGCTCTTTAAAAGCTTCCATAGTTTCAGGAGACAGCTCTCCAGTTTCAGCGTACTCATCACTAGCAAGATCAATCATTTCACTGACTGGATCTTCGCTTTGGTATTCATCAACTTCATTGTCTTGTTCAACCTCATCAGAAGATGATTCACCCATCTTCTTTTGGAGCTCAAGATAAGCTGCCTCTAGTTCTTCAGCGTTGCGATATTTACCAGCAAGCATTTGCTCCTGGTCAGCTTCCATTTGTTCGCCTACAGCAAGTGATTCTGCATCTCGCTCTTCAGCAGCCTGGATAGCTTGGGGGTCATTACTGGGGTCGTAGGTTAATACTTCTGCCATTATTCTTCAGGTGGTTGATTTTGCCCAACAAAGTTTTGAATCACTTCTTCGGCATTGGGGTTTTTAGATGGATCAGCAATTGGTGCCTTCAATAAATCAGGCGCTTGTTGTGCCTGCATCATCTGCATCTGTTCATCCATTTGCATATCTTTTTCAGCCTGTCTTTCATCAACAGACTTAACAAGATTCAAGACATCAATACCTTGTGCAGCCGCAAGACGTTTAATAGCTTCATCGGGATTAAGGTATTTCAGCATTGCCTCTGGACCTAAGGTCTGAGCAATAGTCATAATAAATGCAGTCAAAGACTCACGATCTTGACCACGACCCAAGGCATTAATACCAGCAACAATAGTTGGCTGTACAAGATCCTTAGGAATTTTTGGTAGTTCACCACTACGTTGCAGAACAAGCAACTTACGATTGAGATAAGGAACAAGGAATTCAACAGTAAGAAGGCTGAACAATCCGCCAAGCTGTTGTTCAAGTTCAAGCTGAGTGAGGCGAACCTCTTCGGCTGTCGTACGTTCTGAATTACGAACAGTCAGTACAAGGAATGCTTCAGCAATTCTGCGCTCAAGGTTTTGCATTTGTTGTGCTGCTGTAGCAAAGTCAGCTGTCTTGCCAACTTGCACTACACCCACATCATCTGGTCTACCTTGAATGATTGCTCCGTTACCAGCTTGGGCCAGAGTCTGTGCCTTTGTTGTACTAGAGGGTGAGACAAGGAACACGACTTTGGCCGCTGCTGCAGAGCCTTCTGTGATGGCTTGAGAGAGTGCATCAAGAGATTTAAGATCACCTAAAAATTCTTCAACACGTCCTCTACCATAGTTTTCACCGTCAACTGTATTGAACCTTAAACAAAGCCAAGGATTTGCATCCTTAGGTGCTTTACCGTTTGAACCAGGGATAGTCATGCCATGCACCTCTTGGTGCCACAACCATCTGTTGTTATCTAAACGGACATGTGTATAAACCTCACAATCATCCGTCTCTTTGTAGTCAGGATCATTTGCAACTTTAGAAGATTCAGCAATCTCCTTCGGCAAAAGTTTCTTACTGATTAATTCTTTGGTAACGATTTCAATTACGTGACCATTGCCATCTCTTTCGACGACGTATCTATTCAATGGATAATGCTTGATACCATCCTTACTCATGAACAGCAAAGCATTGCCACCCACCACCAGGTGCTTAATAGCTTGGTGAACTGTGACTCGATCACTAGAAGCAGCAATGGAATCCATCACCATTCTTTCGATCTTGGCAAAACTTAAATCAAGTTCAGAACGAATCTCTGGAGGGAACTCTGTCCCTAGCTTGTCGTCACGAACTTGTAATTTAAAGAAGGTAGTCTGTGGTGGCAACAGTGCAAGCATTAACTTAGAAGCTAATGTCACAACTGCTTTAGCACCTACTGACTGCCATGGCTGTCTGAGATTTTTATGCGTAGGCCTTGTCTCATCACGTTGAATAAGATAAGGCAATGTCAATTCAGAGCATTGAATAGCTACATCTAGAAATTGTTGGCGGTCACTGCTGAGATAATCGTACCTCTTTTTAGCAGACATTTGTTAACCTAGATTAGTAGTAGACCTCTCTTCAGAGGCAATGTTTAATGATGGATTTAATTTAATTCTAAATCTATTGAGGTTTGCTTTCTTACGTTTTGCCTTTGGCCTTCCGACACCCATGTTGGAATCATCATAAGAACTGCGAACCTGCTTAGGAATGTATTTTGTAGGGTCTTCAGGCTTAAGCGACGAAGCTAAAGTTTCCATTCGTTTACTAGAAGCTTTTTGTGAATCGATTAGCATTTTGGTCTGCCTTTCAGCCATTTCCACTGCTTGTTTTTCAGCGCGTTTTATATCTTGCTCATATTTTTGTCGAGCTCTTCTTTCTTTCCTTCCTCGACTGCCGTCAAAATCACACATAATTAAGGCTCCTTAATACGTTCTCTAATGAATTCAATAACACTATGTTGTCCAGCTCTATATAAAATATGATTTAGCTGGGTTTCAGGAGATGGATTGACAAGTGGAAATCTGTCTTCTAACTCCTTAAGTAAAGCTTCTACACTTAGACCAAAGTTAGGCATATTGTGGGAGGTTGACATTACTGTGTTCAAAGAAGGCAGGCATCCGAGCTGCTTTGGTGAAAGAAAGTTCAGGTGCTTTACCTTGATACATAAGATTGTCGCTCTGATCTAGCCAAAATTTTTTGTCTAATTTTTTATCAGTTGCTCCAACCTTTAATGGTTGCATCACCCAATTAATCGTCGCTTTTCTCAGTCTGTCCAAGGAAGGTGACGCTTCAAGCCCCAGCTCCTTGCATACGAGGCTGTTGGTTGCCACGTGTATTTGTTCATCTCTGGAGATGTCTGCAGAGACTGTTCGCATACCAGGGTCACCATTAGCTCTA